TATCAACTGATCCAACACGACTATTAAACGATCTAGATGACCCTCGGACAGGCTGAATACCTGCGTTTGCCCAAACTTCATTTGATGTACTAAAACTAGGTTGTCCGTATGTCCACGGAGTTCCTCTAAACGTACCTGTAGTTGGGTCTGCTGTACCGGGTGAAAATCCATATCCCCAACTCATATTAACAACAGTAGGACGTTTAAATCCTGTTACTGGATCTATGGGTTTATTTCTGTGCCAAAGTTTAATAACATCGAAGCAATTAGTAATACTAATACCTGTAGCATCGCCTGTGCCTTCTAATCCGCTAACTTTCACACTGTATATAGCAGCATCCTTTGCCCAACCCATTGTACGACCCGCTACAGTGCCCGCACAGTGAGATCCGTGTCCGTGATAGTCTCTATAATGGTTAGCGTTTTGTGTGCCGATTATACTGCTTTCTTCGTACCAATCAATTTGTTGTACTCTATAATACCCAGAATTGCTTATTTGATACTGTGAATCGCCAGCATCATTATCTTGAAATATTGCTTGGAGTGTAGTAAAGCTAGGTTTTGATAAAACAGGTTGGAAATATTTAATAAACAAAGCATAACCTAATGGGTTATTAGCTTTCATACCTGCTCGTGTTTTTAATGAGTCATCCCATTCAGGTGAAAGGCTTCCTCCATCCCAGAATTGACTCATATCCCACATTGACCAGTTGACCAAATATGTGTACTCTTTATATGCTACAACTGCCGCTTCATAATCTGTTGCCCAATCTGTCGCGTATCCACTAGGGTCATATAACCCTGCGTCAATAGCTTCTTTCATAGCAAGATGTAATGCTGTCGTTGTCCAAGAGAAACTAGGATTTTCTTGCATAATAAAAAGTAGCATGTCCATTGGAACTTGTGTAGCACTATCGCCCACTGCTCCTGGAATACCAAAGTTATGTATTGTGTGGAACAAGTGTTCCATAATTTCTTCAATGTCTCTATCACTAGTAGAAGGTGATGGTCCTGATGTATTTAAATACCATACCATGTCATTAACTGCATGACTGTCTAAAAAGTCTGTGTATCCTGCGTACTGTGCCGCACCATCATCTGTTAACCAATTAGGATCGTAACTGTCACCACCTCCGTAGCCAATCCTTTGAGCCGCGGGTACACCAGCGTGTGTTGTGCCAGCGTCACCTTTTAGAGTTGCTATCAGTTTTTTTTGATCTGTTAGATTAATATGTGTACCTGTTGGACTAATTAACAGTTGGATAACCTTTGCTGTTTTTTCTGCCCAAAAAGCTGGAACTGTTAGTTGTCCGCCCACTGCTCCAGCTACTACAATTTTTATACCGTGTACTGTTAAACTTCTATCAAACACTGCTCCGTTTGAACTATCGCTTGCTACTGCTGTACTTGTATATTCGGCAGTATCTTCCATAAGGAATTCAGGATGATCAACACTTAGTCCGCTGTCCTGTATAACAACGTCAACACCTTTGCCTGTTAATACATAAGGAAACTCAGCAGCAATACTGGTTGCAGCATTCCATTTATCTTCGCTATAAGCCCCTCGTATCATGCCCCAGTTTAAGTCTGTACTTCTTATAGTGCCGTCTTTGGTCCAAGTACCGCTTTGTACAGCGTGGTGTCCAATTTCTATATCATCACGTTGATCTGGTGGAATTTCTACACTGTAGACTCTAGGATCATTTGCTAGTGTTGCCGCTTCTTCGTCTGTTAAACTGTAATGGCAGCTTCTTAAACTGCCATCTCTGTTGTTAACAATGTCGACTCGTCTAGTTGGAACAAATCCGTCATCTTCGCTAGCATTTTCGATTTGATTCCAAAATGCATCATAATCAACGTCTTTGTTTAAACTTACGATATATTCTTTTTCAGCCATGATTTAGTCCTTAGATCAAGTTAGCCCAAGCACCGTTTTCATACCCTTGGAATTTGTTTAATGAAGTATTATAAATAACATCACCATTCTGTGCTGCTAATGCATCACGTTCGGCACTGGTAAAACTAGCCAGTCTTAGGACACTACTTGTAATACGTACTGCATTTCCTGCTGTTAAGTCTAAGTTTGCTGCAGCAACAATTTCTGGAGTACCAGTACTTGTGCTTTCAAATCTTTCAGCATAAACAGTATTTGTCACACGCAAGTCATTTTCGACAGTTAAGTCGCTGCTCATTGTAACTGCTGGAGTGACTGTAATACTACTACTATCACTGCTGTCTAATACACTACCTGTAAATGTAAAGTTGCCTAATGCTGCTGGTTGTACTGCTGTGTCGGCTGTTGACCCTTGTGCTGCTGTAGCATAGTCAGTAGCTGCTGTAGTTGCTGCTGTACCTAATCCTAGTGTAGTTCTTGCTGTTGTGTCATTGGCATCGTCAATTAATGACGCACCAAATACTGAAATAGAACTTGATGCTACTGCATCACTGATTCCGTATCCTGCTAACGTAGTTGGAGTAGCCCCTAAATCGGCAAAATCTGCAACTGCGTCACTAATTCCGTAACCACTTATTGTTGTTGGCTTACTAGTAATGTTAGTCCATGCTAGATAATATGCTGCTGATTGATTGTTTAATGTAAGTGCATTAGTTGGTGCACCACCTGTAACAGTACCGGCTGAATCATAAAGTGTAAAGCCGCTAGTGTCTACTGGAGTTGTTAATGCAGCATCCGAATACAACCCAAATGTAGCCGAAGTTAATACATCGGCATAATAATCATTGCCATTAAGTTCTGTCATGCCAACTACATCAACAATAGTAACTGATTGTCCGTCATATAATCCGTGTGCTGAATCGGTTGTAACTACGCCTGTAGCAGCTTGCGTTACACCATTAATACTTATTGCACTAGCAGCACCAGCGTCCGCAGCATTAACCCAGTTTGCACCATCGTACTTTAAAACTTGATTTGTTGTAGGACTTACTATATTTACATCAAGCAATGTCTCTATTGAAGTATTCTCTAGATTGATTGTTCCGTTAACAGCATCTACTAATAGAGTACTGTCATCAGCAAACACACTACCGGTTAAATCAGCAGTAAGTCCGCCAGTAATAATAGCATCACCTCGTACATCTAATTTAGCGTCTGGATAATAACCTCCAACAACAATCGCGCCATCAATAAAACTTACATAGCTTTCTTCAACGTCATCTCCGATAGATGAGGCCAATAAATATATGCCCGAGTGCCACCCACTTATAACTCCGTATTGTGTAGTACCTGTATCGTCGACTTGGAAAAACGACGTTGATCCGATACGCACATCAGATTGCGTTCCTGCATCTGTTCTTACATAGTTTATTTCTTGTGCTTCACCGGTATTAATAAACTCAACTGTAGAAGTTAAACCCTCTCGAGTTGATTCTATAGTCATAAATCCATTATAATTTAGACCGCTAGTTGTATCAATTACCCCAGTTGTCCCGTCTATAATTAATGTACTGTTATCTGTAAAAACACTACCAGTAAATTCGCCGTTAAACGATCCGTTAAAGAGAGGCGCTTCAATTACATTTCCTGCTACAATTTGATCTACAACAGTCATATTATTTGCAATTACGTTATTGAATGAAGCATTGCTTGTAGCAATGTTAACGATTATTGTACTATCATCAGCTACTATATTACCGTTAAAATCGGCTTGTATAAAGCGAGCGCTAATATCGCCGGTAATTGCTATGTCACCCGAACCTATTACTGCAAATCCAGCTAGATCTAAATCTCCACCAAGCTCTGGAGTTGTATCATCTACAACAGCAGCTAATCCGCCACCACCTGAACCGCCACCAGTTACTAGAATGCCTCCTGCAGTGGTTCCGTCGCCGATATAAACTTTTTTAGTATCGGTTGTGTATATTGCTTCGCCTTCGGCTGGTGTAATACTTAGCCTTTGTGCATCTGTGCCGCGTCTTAGTCGCAATGTCATGTGATAAGTCTCCTAGAGTGATTGTTACATATATTTATCACTCTAGTCAACTTATCACTTATTTAATTTAAGAAATTTAAAGACTCTTCTAGTCAAGTCGTGTTTTACACGATCTATGTCTAGTCTAAAGTCTAAAGCGTCAATTAACTCATCGTATTCTTCAAACATTTCTTCAAGACTATCTTCAATTTCCTCGAGCGATTGTTTTCTTTTACTATCAGTTATATCAATGTCCCAGGTGGTTCCGTCTTTAAACTTAACTAGTAATCTGTCTATATATTCTATAGGAAGATAAGACATCTCTATATCGTCAAATATTTCGTGCCAACTTTCTTGTTGTTCTGGAGTGAGTATTATTTTCTTTTTAGGCACCTTCTGTAATTTTAGCTTTCTTCTTAGTAGGAGCCAGATCTTCTGCTTGTTCTCTTAAACGCTTTGCTTCTTTAAACATAGCATCTGCTTGACTACGCAATTGTGCAGCAAGTGAATCGTCGTCTAATACAGTTTCACTGGTTGTAATAACTTCGTCCATTGCATTCATGTTAGAAGATGTATATGCATCTACTGGATTTTGTACATTTGTTTCAACCTTTTTAGCAGGACTAGTATCACCAGGTGCTTTAATTGCTAGGTCTTCTATTGAAATACCTTTTTGTTTTGCAATAAGTTCATTAAGTTCATCTAATCCAATGTTTGTTTTTGAATCAGGAACCATTTCGACATCCTTTGTACTTACTTTTCTAAGTTTGCCAGTGCTATGAAGCCCTGCAAGTATATTTCTGCCATCATTAAACCATGTTCTAGACATTGCATCAGCTAATTCAATTGCTTCTTGCCCAGCAGCTGATTCAACAAGTTTAATTAACGAATCGTGTTCGTCAGCAGGCAATGACTCGGTTGCAACAACAAGAGCACTATAAGGGTCTCCTGGTATAGTACGATATGCTACAATAACTCTTTTTTTGCTATTTTTAAATCTTCCAACGTGTTTTAAAGACATGTTATTCCTCTACACTTTCTGGTGCTGCATCTTCTACTTGTGCTGCTTGTGCTGCTTGTGCTGCTTTTGATTGCTCTTCTACAACTTTTAAAAAGTTAGTTAGTTTATTGTAGATTGTACCAACTGCTGCCATTTCGGCAGGTTTAAACGCACTGCGTTCACTTGCAAGATCAATAATACCTTTCATAAGGGCTAAATCTTGAATTGTTAACTCGTTAGTGTTATCCGGTTGTGGTTGGGTAGACATACTTTTCTCCTTTTATAAATTATATATGCTATTTTTATTTGTTGTATTTCAAAAGTGGACAAGCTAACATAAAGTAACTCATCTCTTTAGAATTTTCAAAACCTACTTTTATTTTTCTATGTATTTTCTTATCAAAGTCATTGTCTTGCAATCCTATCGAATCTCCTATATAATATCTTCCTGAAAGATTATCAAATATCCATTCGTTTAATGCCTTTGATAGATTGTAAGTTAGTTCTATAGTTATAGTTTCAAAATAAGGAGGACAGAACTCTACCTTCCTTATTTTTAAAACATTTAATGGGTTTATAGTTTTTTCTCTATGCCGCATCATAGTGTGCTGTCATTCCAAACGGTGCTTCTAGATTTTTGTTAGGGTGACTATGGACAATAAAGATTGTGTCGCAATAATTCTCATCACCCCAACTACTCCAGGGATATCCATCTGTAAACATAATGAACTTCTTAGGCTCAATGCCTTCTTCTTTCATATATGTCCAGTTAGCATCAAAGTCAGTGCCACCGCCGCCTTTGATCTCATAGTCCATCAAATCATCGCCGCCGTCTGCACTAAAGTCTTGCTCGTTATACACTTTAGTATCAAAGCACCACAATTTAATGTTGTAGTCTTTATATTCGTCCATAATGCCTTTAATTTCGCTTAAGAAGTCACGTGCTTGCTCGTCGCCAATTGATCCGCTCATATCAAGTGCAATGCAAATGTCAATAGTTTCATCAAAGTTCATACCTGGCAAAATAGCACCAGTCATTTGTCCCTTACGGCTAGGACGACTAAATGTATAATCGTTGCGTACAGTACTTTGGATTTGCTGACGTAGTAGTTCACGCCAGTTCATTTTTGGCTCTGTTAGATCTTTAATCATACGGGCAATCTCACCAGGTGTATTACCTGCACCGGCAGCTTGAGCAGCGCTCAACATAGCTTCTTTGATCTCGTCTTTAATCTGATCAAGTTCTGCTTTACTGTAACGGGGACGGCCACTTTTGCCATCTTTGTTATCGCCATCGTCGCTGCCATCGCCTTCTAAATCCAAATGTTCATCTAGCATTTCGCCTAGTTGGTCAAGATAGTCTTGTCCGTTTTTTTCTGCTTGTTTAAACAAGTCTTCGTATACTTCTTCACTAGTCCACTTATCATATTTAAAATCTTGGTAACAATTGACAACTTTAGGTTTTGCACCAATTCGATCACGTACAAGTAGATTGTTTACAATGTAGTCAGCAGCAATGTTATACAATTTAGGATTACGCTGATCTCGACGTCCTAAGTGATCAAATACACAATGCAGAATTTCGTGAGCAATAACAAACTCAACTTCTTTATTGTTCATAGCATTAAAAAATTGAGTGTTAAAATAAAGTGTACGGCCGTCTACCGCAGCAGTAGGGCACCATTCGTCAGCAGCTTGTATTTTTAGACGTGTTGCCATATTTCCAAAAAACGGATGACGAAGCAATAGCCCAACTCGAGCTATAACAATACGATCGAGCACTTCTACACGCATTGTTTCTAGTTCTTCTGTAGTAAGATTAGGATTTGGTTCCCAGTTTTTAATTTTACTAGCAGTTTTTTTAACAGACATAATGTACCTCTTTTTCAGTGCCTATACTATAATATAACATATTTAATCATAATGTCAACCTCATAATAGTAGAATAGGCAGCATCTCCGAATTGCTGCCTATTCCTATGACTCTGCTGTATATTAAGAACTTTGAGCTGCTTTAATATACTTGCCGTAGCGCTCATGGAACTCATCAAAGCATTCAACGGAATCTGGATCAATTGGCAGAGCATATTGCGTAAGGGCAAGTTTAATACCCATAACAATTAGTTCTGTTTCAAAGTTATCCATTGCAAAACGTAAGAAGTTATGTACTTTGTTATCAAACTTCTTATCGTTTTTATCTGCTGCTTCTTTAAGTTCGTAGCAAAGCGAAACCGTTAAGGAATACATGGCACTGATTTCTTTAGATTTCATCTCTTTTACCTTACCGTCTAAAATATCAGACGGGTTTGGCATACTACTAGCAACCTTACGGTGAGCCATAAACTTAACCGCAAGCCCTTCACCTACTGCACCTGCAACTAGGTCAGTGGTAGTAGCTTCGTCTAAGTCATCTTCAAGTAGTTCGCTAACAAACGACCAACTACGTGGAGTTGCAAACGAACGACTAGGAGAACGTGGATCAAAGTCGTATAGGTCTTTCTTACTAAATGTTAAGAAACCAACTACGTCCTTGTGAATTTTATTGTCAATACTCCATTGAAACCAATCGTCGAAGTCTACAGAAAGTTCTAAGTGAACAAAACGGTTAGACAACGGAGCAGGCATACGATACGTAACACCTTTGTCTGCTTCTCTGTTACCTGCTGCAACAATCATTACATTGTCTGGCAGTTTATAAGTGCCAACTTTACGATTCAAAATCAACTGATATGCTGCTGCTTGTACAGCAGGAGCCGCTGAGTTCATTTCGTCTAGGAAAAGTACAATTGTATCGTACTGTTTTGCAAATTCTTGTGTAGGAAGTTCCGAAGGCGCACCCCAAACCATTGTACCCGAGTTGCTATCAAAATACGGAATACCTTTAATGTCTGTAGGCTCCCAAAGCGACAAACGAATATCAATAAGATAACTATTAGTAAAGCTCTCGCAGATTTGTGCTACAATATCAGATTTACCAATTCCTGGAGGACCCCAGAGGAACAGTGGACGTTTTTTAAGCATTGCATGACGAATTGCGTTTTTAGCTTTGTTCGGACTAACGGTGCGAGTATTGTCGGACATTCTGTATTCCTTCTATGTTGTTAATCAGTGCCTATGTACGTTTATAACATTATCTAGGGTTAATGTCAACTGTTTTTTTTGTTATTTTTCAGAAAAGTTTAAATTAAATATCTTTTGATCTCGATAATGCTTTTGCAAGCCCATACTTTCTGATGTCTCCTGAAAATAGAGTTAACTCTACTGCTTTTCTCTCTCCAGTAACCCAAATACTAGTTTTGGTTACATAGTAAGGGCAGTCTATAAATTTGTCTAAAAATATTATAACTTGGGAGGTGATTGGCATATCTAACGGAAACGGAATGTCATACATAGTTAACTCAATTTGATTTATTATATTAAATCCTTCTTCGGTTAACCTTAGTCCACCATTCTCTCTAGTATTTTGCCACCATAATGGCAAATACCCTTTTACTTCTACATCATTTGTACTTTTATCTAGTTCTTTCAAAAAGACTTTAGTATAGACAATTTTATTCATTATTCTTGTATTTCTTCGCCCGAAGTTAGTTTATACACACCGAAGTCTTTGGTTTTAAATGTAGAATTTAATTTTTTAGCCAAGTTAATAGCATGACCTGGATTTGAGAAACTGGTTTTTTTATATTTAGGACCTGGATAACTTGTTAAACTATTAGAACTTTTAAGATTGAACGGCTGTTTTTTATAAAAAACTGCCCATATTGCTTCTGCATCTAACACTTGTTCTGTTTTATAATTACGATTATTGGTGTATTCTAATAACACTTTTGGTTTTGGTCTAGACATGGTATACGTTGTCCTTTAATTAACTACGTATATATTTATCAAATTTGGATTAGATAATTCACCAGTTACTACTAGTTGATCCTATTTCAACCTTTATTAAGTCGTCAACTCCTGCCCCGGCATTTTCTTTTACAAGTTTTTCTAAATCACCTTGTAATCTACTCATAACAATTCCTAATGTAAATGCAAGATTTTTAGCATCTACTATAGTTAAACGTATTTCTTTTTGATTAGTTGAGTCTGCTGATTTTACTTGTTGTATAAATTGCTGTATTGGTATAGTGTTAATTGGATCGATTGACATTACTCAGTGCTGCTTTCATTTCTAGTTCTGTTTTAAAAGGTCCTATATATTCATTACGTTCAACTGTAATTAGTTTAGGACAAAAACTCCGAAGCCAATTAACATTAAATTTAACCAAATAGTACCCTGCACAGTAAATGCTTGTGCTTTTGGGACTTTTGGTGAATAATGGTAACTTTCGAGATATATCATACATGCTGTTATACGGATTTGATCTAGTTGTATACCCGTTAACATCAAAATTACTATTATTGCTGTTATTTTTTATAATTTTTGCAGTTAGAAAGTTTTTTCCAAACTTCTTAGTTAATTGACTTTCGTTTGCATATAAAGAAACTTTTCCTTTACTTGAATAAACGTATGTGTCATTGTCTTTACTAAGTGTGCCTATACGCACTCCTGAATCTTCTACAATCCAAAATTTATCCTCTAATATAGGTTTAACTATAATTTTTTGTTCTTTCATTTTACATACCTTGCATTTAACGGTTCTGCATACTGCGCTGCATGATCTGCAATACGTTGCATATCCCATTTAGCACAAAATTTCATAAGTTTCATTCCAACTTGTGCAATTTCTTTAGATTCTACATTGTTTATAGTTTCGTTTATTAAACTTTTAATATCAATAGGTTGCGCAGTTAAATCGCACAAAACAACGTTACGATTATAGTCGTCTAACACACGATGTTCGACCCCGTTGTGATCTACCCAACGTTGTAGCATCATGTTGTTCCAACTAAACCCTTTTGTATGTTTATCAGCAAATGCTTCTGTAAGACCAATCTTGTTCTTAGTGCCTTTGGTTCTAACACCAGGATATGCACTAAAGACATTATCACTAGTATCACCACGCATACATTTCTCAAACAACATAAATGCAGGATTAGGCGCAGGCTTTGCTTCTTTAGTCTTCTTGTCAATTACAGGCTTGCCTTTGTCGTCAAAGTAACCTTCGTGTGTGATAGTCATATTAGCAACACCGTTGTACTGACGTACACGAGGACTAATAAGCTGTGCAAAGTCACCGTCTGTACTAATAATAACATGATTATCATTAGGATGTGCTTGTACCCAACCTGCAATCAAATCATCTGCTTCTAGTTGCGGATGACGCATAACAGTACAGTTAGTCTTCTCAGATACAAAGTTTTTAAACTCGTCAAAGATTTCCCAGAACGCTGTATCTTCTTCCTGCTCACGCACAGTAAGAGCGTCCCGTGCAACTTGTCTGTTACGTTTGTAGGGCTCGTAATAGTCTTTGCGCCAACTGCGTCCTTCTAAACAGAATACAACATGATCTGCATTAAAGTCAGTCCATGCTTTCTTTACACTATTTAGTGTAATGTGTAGTGCCATGCCTACCTTTGTATCGATATCGCCACGTACTACGTGACGAGCTCTAAAGAAAGTGTTTGCTGTGTCTACTAAAATATAAGTGCTCATGATACTTCGCTTTTGCCTTTTGAGATTGGTACTACATTAATATAACCACTTCCTCTAGAAGTGTCAAGTCCTTCTTCGTCTAACATATTATAAACAATATCTCTAAACCAACGATCTACAACTTCTTCTTGAGGATCAGCTTCTTCGCCGTATCCTGCTGCAATTAATTGCTTTATAAAGATTTCATTCCAGTCTAATTCAAAAAATCCATTACGAACATTTTCGTCGTTTAGTTTAACGTCGAGTACACTAACCCAAGGTTCTCCTTTTTTAGTAGCATACTCTTTAGGGTCTTTTTTACGAAGAAGTTCAAGTTTTTCTTCTTCTAGTATTGCTTGTTCTTGAGCTAACGCTTCTTCTTTAACAGCAATTCCTGTTATTTTTTTAAGCCAATTTTTCACAGCTATCTCCTATTTGTTTTATTATAATACAATATTGATTAGTTGTCAAGAGTTTTATAAAGTAATTATTTTAACTTTGCCCAATAATAATTCTTCGGTAATACGAGTCGTTGTTCCAGTAATTTGAATTAGACAACGAGGGTCCCATCCTGCATTTGCACTAGCATGTGGCATGTTACGCCAATCAAACCATACAATGTCGCCTTTGCGCCATTGCATAAAACTAGTACCCATTTGCAGAAATTGTCCTGGTTTCCAGTCTTCTAAAAATATAAAAAAGCGAGCAACTTTATAAGGATCGTCGTTCATTTCATATTGTTTGTCGATATGTAAGTTTAACATTTCTCCCGGGTACTGTATATGAAATGCTTGTTTTGTATCAGTCATTCCGAGACTATCGATCATATTACGCCAAATTCCTTCAAACTCAAAGTGTTTACGAAATATAACTACGTCCTTACTCATGCCTGCATTAACAAGATCGTTTTCTTCTGCAATCAAATCAGGATGAGCTGGGTGATATTGCTTACCTCTTGACCCCCAAGTCTTTGGGTGCGCTTGTTTTTTAATTTCGTCTAATTCAACATTCCATTCACCGTTAAAACGTCCAACCCAACGAAAATCGTGTCCTGCTAATTCGTGTCGTTTCCAATCAAAGTGATAATCACTTTGTGCTTTACCGGCTTCCCAATTACTTGTATACATATACTTCTATACCCTTTGCTTTATAGTCATGTCTAGTTTTAATACCTTCTCTAGTAATGTTTATAGTATCTGCTAAATGGTAATTATCTAGTACTCTTGTTATTCTATCTTTGTTATTTTTACAAAATGTTAAAATATCTTTATTTTGTTTTTGAATTTCTAACCACATATTATCTAAATTTTTATAGTAAAGATCATATAGTGGATAAGTAATGTTAAACTCTCCACATAGTTTCCACCACTCATAACATTCATAATCATTTCTATAAACCATAACTATCGGGTATAACTGTGGTTTTTGTATAAAACCTGGATCTTTAAAATGCTCTAATTGATGAGCAAAAGTATGTGATTTTATAATTCGTGTGCCATGACCTGTAAAAGGGCTGTCCCAGTCGTATATAGCAAACTCCATTCCTGGGTCCCAGTATGCGCCTATATGCATTAGCTGAGGTGTACCCGGAGTATCAGCGTCGTGCCAATAGGTTCGTTCTTCAGAATAATCAGACTGATCAACGTCTTTACTCCAATAAATATTTTTAACAACGCTGCTCCATTTACTACCTGGGGCGCCAGTAACTAATATATAGTTATTCAAGATTCCTTGCATGCTTTAAATACCTCTAAGTCTAGTGGTTGTTCATCTATGGTATTTATATACTTAGAATTTGCGTCCTCTTTAATTGCCTGATAAGCTATAGGAAAATCTAATTGCTTGCTAACGGACTGTAAATAGGCATTTCCATACAATTGATATAATTCCTGTGAAATAAACACATGATCTAGTCTAAATAAGTATTCAAAAGCGTCTAATGCAATAGATGTAGTAGGCTGTTTTCGTACTCTTGTTTGCTGCACATTTAAGATGGTTTTATCTCTGCCTATAATAGCAACTTTAATATCGGCGTATTTGCTTGCACACTCTATAAACTCTTGATATTTAGGAGTTTGCAACTTTTTATCTCTAACATACGGACAGCTAATACTAGTAAAATAGTATTGGTGTGTCCAATCAAAGTTTGCAAGGTTGTTTGGGTTTTGCCAATAGTCATTAAATGGTTCTGTATGATGCCCTTCCCAATAAGACTGCATCCTCCACCCTTGTACTAAAGGGTGCTTGCTTAGTATTTTACTAAACAAGTGGTTACCGGACCCCTGTGGCCCGGTAACTATTAGTAATTTAGGCTTCTGCAATTGATCCTCTGTCCTTTTTACTTAAAATCAAAGTAAACAAAGGAGCACCAAATATAGCAAGCAATGTACCTGCAAACGCAATATCATTCCCGCCGCCATATAGTTTAGCATATATGTACATTGATTCTCCTGGAATAGCTGCTATTAGTATACCCCAGAACATTCCTGCTTCTGTAACCCAAGTTGGGCGTAATAACGCAATCATACTAGGTAGCCAAACAGCAGCTCTTAGTATAGCAAAGAATAAGAACAAATATACCATACTCATTCCTGGTAGATTAGCAACAATTAGTGCTGCAATTACTAGTACAATCATGCCGTAACGAGCATATGTTACTGCACCGTTTTCGTCATTGCCTTGTTTGAATTGGTTATAAATGTCATGTCCTGTCATGTTTGCTACACTTGCAAACTGACTATCAAGTATACTTACAAGACCCGCAAAGATCATAAATGCAAATAGTATTGCTGCATAACCTGGTAAGTATGTTCCAATAACAATGGCATTAGTATTGCCTACCATGTTGTTCGGAATTTCCAGTCCGGCGCCTGCTGCTAGGAACCCTAGTAGTCCCATCATAATTGGAATTACAATGAATACAAAACTAGCAATTATGTAGCTAGGGATAATGCTTTTAGATTTAATACTAAATGCACGTTGATAAAAACTGTTATCACCCCACGGTCCGCCCATATGTCCTAAGAACGCTGCCGCGCCAAAGCCAGTAAACACACCCCATGAAAACGGTGTTCCAAATATACTTGCACCCTGACCTGACTTACCGCCAAGCCCTGCCACAACTGTCTCCCAGCCGCCGCCTGCACTAATAGCCCATGGAACAAGAATAATAACACCAGTCCATACAACTATAATCTTAATAACTTCTGTAATAACAGTTGCTTTAAGACCAGTACGGAAACTATAAAGTATTGCAATAGAAGCCATGAGCACTGTTGCAAGCGAATAGTTAATACCAGTTAGTGTTGCTACAGTAGTTGATCCTGCAATCAAGTTAATAGCAAATGCACAAACTGCAAGGATCAACATTTCTACAACAAATAGCCATTGTACTCTTGGACTCATACGAGTGCGCAAGTATCCGCTAAATGTAAACCCATTTGGTTCTCTATCTCTTATTAGTTTTGCAAAGTATGCAAATGCACCTAGTGTTAAGAAGTTGCCTAAACAAAACCAAAACAGTCCAACCAGTCCGTTTACATACGCTTGTTGTGTACTAATAAATAGTCCAGGTGCCCAGAGCCATGCTGCTGCAACACTTAAACTACCTTGAAAAGTTCCTAGTTCACGTCTTGCAACTAAGAAACTAGTTTTATCAGAATTGTAACCTTTGCTATACCAATAAGTCATAGCAAATGCAAATAGTCCATATACTAATAAAACTCCTATTCCAACTGTGGGTTCAAACAGCGGAAACAATGTCGTTATATCCATTTTTTAATTTTCCTTTTTATTTTTTTGCCATTCGGCGTAAATTCGATTTCCAGTATCCCATTTGCATTCTATAACTGTACAGTCTAGTTTTTCTGCCCATGTATAATGTAAATCTTCAGTCCATGGAAAAAATTGTATTTGTTCTACACCTTTCCACGGGTGATCTCCTGTACCTGGGTTACATCTCCAAAAGATTTTACCACCAAGTTTAGTAAGTGCTACAGTTTTTTCTACTTGTTTATAAACTGTATCTTCTTTGCCAAAGTTTAAACTACCTAAGCAAAAAACTATATCCCACTGATTACTAGAGTTAAATTCGTCAATTCCGACTCGTTCATCTGCTGCATCGTTTGCTGGGTCAATTCCGTATAGACGTTCTTTAAAATGCGGTTTAAAAAGATTGTATCCGCACCCTACATCGAGGATAGTAGCGTCTTCTGGCACTTTATCTAAAAGGGCCCATCCACTATATTTAAATTTATCGTAATTGGGTTTCCAACTATTTTCAAAATAACTAATCAGACTCATTACCATCCAATCCTTTCCTATATTGTATACTGGGTGTTACCCGTTACAATTTTTAATTTTTTAAGCAATTTATTGCTCCGTTGTTTTTCATTACATTGGTGTTACTGTCATGATACGCCTTAATCAAACTTGCTACTGCATCAATCCCACCAAAGTCATCAACATTTAGATGTACAAAATCAAAAAATTTCTGTATTTCATTATGCTGTTGATTGATAATCAAGTTCTTATAATTTACAAGTATAACACGTTTACCCAGCCTTTGCAACCTGTTATAGAAAGCAATATAATGCCTCCTGTTCTCACGGCTGACAAGACGGCTGATACGACGACTGTTTACTGGTGGCATAATCCAATTACTGGGACTATGTTTGCCACGTTTAATGTCAGTTAATTCTTCCACATAATATTGGTATGATCCAATATCCATAACCAATACATTATCTATACTATCCAAAAATTGTCTAAATTTAGATAATGGAAAACACTGAATGTACAAATGGCTTACTGACAAAGCCGATGCCTGATCAATAATCCATTCGTTATCTTTAGTAACAGTGTGTGGTATTTTAAAATTATCACACAGTGCAGTTAGAAAGTGACCGCCTGAACCTGTGGGATATATCAGCAGACTCATTACCATCCAATCCTTTCCCACGGTACAAGTTTGTCACCAAAGTGTCCATACACACAATTCTTACTGTACTCGTAGAAGTTAAACAAGTCAAAGCGATCAATGATTCCTTTTGGACTTAAATCAATCTCTTTACGAATAAAACGCTCAATACTACGGTTGTGTCCATTACTATCAACAAGAATACTAGTAGGCTGTTTAACACCAATAGCATAGCTTAACTGAATGTTACACCAGTCTGCCATTTCATCTGCTACAACGTTCTTAGCAATCCAACGTGCCATGTATGCTGCACTGCGATCTACTTTTGTAGGATCCTTACCGCTAAAAGCACCACCACCATGAGGGGCAAAACCGCCGTATGTATCCACAATAATTTTTCTTCCAGTAACGCCCGCATCCCCGTCAGGCCCGCCAATAACAAAGTTACCAGTTGGGTTAAGGTGCCATACAGTTTCGTCATCAATTAAATCTCCTAATACACTTGTTGCTACTGATCGAGCTAAATCTCTTGCTACTTCTACATCGCCTTCGGTGTGTTGCGTACTAATAACAATCTGATCGATACGGTTAACAATACCTTCGCGTCTAGCACCATTATACTCAACACTTACTTGAGACTTAGCATCTGGCCCAAGTACACTGCCTGGTAGACGTGACGCTTTAAGTTCTTTAAGAATCGCATGACTATAATGAATAGGTGCTGGCATCATACTAGGTGTATGATTACAAGCGTATCCAAACATAATGCCTTGATCTCCAGCACCAAAGTCATCAGTGCCCAGCGCAATGTCAGCACTTTGTGAATGGATTTCATTGTAGATGTTTAGTTTATCCCAATGAAACCCATCCTGTTCATAACCGATCTCTTTAACTTTATTGCGTACAATTTCTTTTACTTCGTCCTTGCTCACATTAAAGTTTTTTACTTCGCCTGCCAACGTAACATGGTTAGTAGTTACAAGTGTTTCGACCGCAACACGAGTAGTAGTATCACCTGCCTTTAACCCTGCATCAACGAGTGCATCTGAGATTTGGTCTGCGATCTTATCTGGGTGTCCGTCGCTAACACTTTCACTAGTAAAAATATAGTTCATTTATAATCCGTTTCTAATTTTATCTAAGTCTATTGGAGCCTTCATTGCTTTGCGCAACTGCTCGTTTTGTTTAAGTCCCCCAGGCATTTCCGAATAAGCTAATGTGGAGTCTTGGGGTAAAGCGCCATCCTTTTTCCATACAAACTTCTGCAACCTCTCGAACGTTGAGATTATACTCTTCCGAACGTCCTCCAAGCGGCATAAGATATACCGGACACTCAATGCCTTCGTCACGATATGCTTGAACAGCTCTGCCAGCTTCTTCAATGTCTGCACGATCAGCAACAACAAATTTAAGATAAATGTCACTACCGTCCACAAGACTGTAGTTGAAAGCAACGCCAGGCTTGATAGCATCTTCCCAACTTTCTCCTGATACGGAGAGTTTAGGGCTGCAACTCCATGTAACTGTAATTCTATCTTGATTGTTAAGATATTTAAAGAAATCGTCGTGTAAATATTGTGTAGTGTTTGTTTCAAAAGTAACATTTTTTAAATCCTTCATACGCGGGTGTTCAAACAATTCAATATACATTCGCTGCCAAGCAAGTAAAGGTTCGCCACCTGTTAAAATCAAATGGACATCCTGTCCATTATCCATTGTCCACTTACCTTCTGGAGTAAGCGACAGAATGTGTTCTACTACTTCATCAATAGTAGCATCATGTACCAAGTGTTTAAACTCGGGATAGATACTTGCATATGTATCACAGCCTGTATGGATAATAGGCAAGTCTTCAAACTTTTCAACACGATCTAATATACCGCCGTCCAGCAAGTCTTTTACTTCTTGATTGTATCTTTGTCCGTTTGCAAGTTTTTCTGCACGACTAGGCTCATCACGACCAAGTCCAAAGTTCATGCAACGGAAGTTACAACCAAAGGTACGCAGGAATACACTAGGTACTCCTACAAACTTACCTTCGCCTTGTACGCTGTAAAACGCTTCGCTATATCTTAGTTTCATTTTGCTTCTCCTACCGATCGTTTCCAATCACGTAATAAACTAGCAAGAACAGTTGACCAATGTTTATGTGCCCAAGAGTTTGGCGTTGTATTTTTAACAATACGATTTACATTATCAATTCGTTTACTTTTAATGTCTAAAATATTCATCATCGTGCAAACTCCTGTTGCAATTTAATATTGTCAAAGAACTCTTTCTTTGTACCTGGATCAGTTTTAAATGCACCTTTAAGTACAGTAGTTTGTGTTAGACTACTATGTGCCATAATGCCGCGATTCTCGCAGCAACCATGTGTAGCTTGAATATAAACACCTACATCTGCTGCACCTGTTGCTGACATAATCTCACGTGCAATGTCGTTACATAGTTCTTCTTGCAATGTACCACGTCTAGCACACCATTGTGCAATGCGTGTATACTTGCTAAGACCAATCAGTTTATCTGCTGCAATAATACCAATATATGCTACACCTGTTACTGGTTGGTGATGATGCGAACAAACACTTTTAAGTTCGCTACGCACGACCAGCATGCCTTCATACCCATCATCTACATGATTAGGAAATGCTGTTGCATTGGGCATTGGATAGTATCGTCCTGACATTAGTTCTTTAACATACATTTTTGCAAGTCTACGTCCAGTATCCATACTATTAGGATCTGTTTTACGATCGATTACAAGACTATCTAGCACGTCATCAAACTTTTTAGCAAGTTCGTTGATAAGTTCTGGTAGTTCATTTTCTTCAATGTATTGCGAAATATTATCGCCTGCCCAATAACGACCTTTAGCCGCTTCGATGCGTTGTTTAATTTTTTTACTTGTCTTCATTATCTTCTCCGAGTTATAGACGAGGATGTCATCTTATTGTTTATAGTAACATTATTTAGATTATTTGTCAACGGGTTAATTATTTTTATTTCTATATCTTACTATTTCTATGTTATTAAATAGTTCGGAATATTTCTCTGCTTCTTTTCTAGTTTTAAATAACTTAGGTACTACTTCAAACATAGTACCTCCAGCTTCGGTTAGATAAATCCAATCAGTTTTGTCAAGAAATACTTTGATTGCATATTTATTTCTCACTTAGTATTCTCCAAGTTTCTTTTTTATTGTGTTGTTCGACAAACTCTTCTTCGCCTGCGTAAGTACTACAGTTTCTAAGTTTGTTTTCTACAAACCAAAGTATTTGATAAAGGTCTTGTTTACAACCCCAAGTGACAAATCCGTCCATGTGTTTATCTGATTCAGCCCAAGCAATTTTACTTATATGATTCGTAATATCAGTAACGGACCAATCTTTAATCATCAATCCATTCCGTAATTTTAATAACAGCGTGTAATTTACGTTTTGCTTCTACTTTAGTTTTAGCTGGTACCCAAGCCGTGCCTGCGCCTCTATTCAACTCAATAGCAAAATCGTCATCCTTAGTTTTGTTTACACTAACGACTTGTGGACAAATAAACTTCAGTGTCCACATCTTTTCTTTTGGTTCAAATTTTATAACATTGCTCATTACTCTGCCTCATATGGATATACAAGCCAAATGTTTTCTTCTGATTTGTTTACTTCGTCGTAGTAATAGTTTACATCATTAAACTTACTACCTAAATTTTCTGTCATTACAGCAAAGCGTACATTGTTACCCCAAACTGTATTCCAATTATCTTCATCAGGCAAACAACTGCTCTGCCAATCTTGTTTGATCCAATTGAATGTAGCACCGGTATCATTTATGTCATCTACAATGAGAATGTTCTTACGTTGTTTAATATCCCAACGTGCGCCAGTGACACCAGATTTTTCTGGATAGTTATATCCAAACGCATCTTCACTCATCCAGCAATTACTTTCGCAAACCTCGCCATCTTCGGCATCTCGTAGTTTAACTTTAAGTGTTTCCATTCTACACCCAATTTTATGACTAAGAACGGTTGCCAACGGCAACCCACCTCGTGTAATACCTACAATGTAATCCGGTTGCCATCCGTCTTTATACATTTGTATAATAATCTTATTAGCAGCAAGTTCTAGATCATTCCAGCTATAGTATTTCTTTTTCATTTTCCGTCCTTTGCACCTTTCTCTGCCTTAGTAAGTTTGTTATTCCACGTGTAGTTACTAATGCCTAATTCATTTGCCATGGGTTTAGTTTTACCTACAGTAACAGCATTGCCTTTTGCTAGAAACTCTGCAATTAAATCTGCGTCGGCATTCTTTTTAGGTTGATGATTCATAGCCATTAGTTAGATTCCTTTTTTTGGTTCCCGACCCAGTCTTGGTGAACCAGTTTATACATTGTTTTAAAATTTTCATACGCTTTTTCTAATGCTGGATACTCTTTACACATGTCTTCTATTTTAGCAACTTCGGGCATAGTATCTTCAAATTCTACATAACTACTATCTAATGTAATGCCGTCTATACTAAAAACAGCATTATTAGCATCTGACCAATTAACTGAATCAATCGTCGTCGTATTGTAAGCATCAAGGGTTATTGTAACAGTGTCTTCGCTAACTCCGTAGTATGTTTCTTTATCCATTTCTTCCTATTTCCAATTTGTATTGATCTAAACACATGTCTTCGATAGTTTTTTCTAATTTAATAAAATCACTAAGATTATCAACTACACTTGCAACTGCATCACCTTGTCTACGTGGTGCTAGTACTCTGTTAAGTTTTACTCCAGTAACTTTTTCCATTGTATCGAGCACTTCTAAAACAGTCCATCCTTTGTTAGATCCAAGACACTCATACGGAGTATTTGCTGGTCCTGCTTCTACAGCTTTAGTAATTGCTTTAGCTAGGTCAACTACATGAACGTAATCACGTATGCAAGTTCCATCTCTAGTATCGTAGTCGTCACCAAATATTTCTATATTAGGACGTTTACCGGACGCTGCCATAGCTGCAACACGAATAAGATGCGAAGGCGCACCCAGTTGACGATGAATTCCATCGGTGCCTGATACATTAAAAAATCTAAAAATAGTGTAACCATCTGCTTTTTCTTTGATTACATCTTCTGCTCCGACCTTACTGCGAGCATACGGTGACTTCATTTCCCAAGCACTGCTTGTACTAGCAAACAATACATGCGGTGTTTTTACATGATTAATTAAATTAGCAGTACCCATGGTATTAACACGATAGTATTCTGTAGGAATTTTCATACTAACTGGAACAATACTACGTCCTGCTAAATGCACAACAGCATCGTATTCACCAAAATTATAATCTATTTCGGTTACATCTGTTTTAAAAAATTCATCGCAATATGCACTTATGTCATTGTATTCGCCATGTAGATTAATATCCATAGCGGATACATAATGCCCGTGTTCTTTAAGTAATCTGCAAACATGACTTCCTACATAGCCGGTTGCTCCTGTGACTAATACTTTCATTCGAATAAAAATCCTGTGTTTAACGTTCTGCCAAGCAATTGGGTCTTAGTCATTCTAACTTGAATCATTCCTTTTCCTTTATTTGCCATAACAAACGGATAAGAACGATCGCCGTTTAACCATTCTCTGTGTTTAGGAGGTTCTTTAGCTTCACTAATTTCAGCAGCCGCAAGCTTCAAGTACGTGCTAACGTCATCTTTTACAAACTTTGTATTATTGTTAATAAAATCTACTGATTTTACTATGCCACGGTTTTTGCACCATTGAATGTATATTAAGTTAGTTGTTAACTTATTAAAACAGACTTTTCCACTAGAAGTTACTATAGCGTTTTTTGAGTATGCTCCGATTGTTAAAAAAGCATTGCTATTTATTTCTTGGGTTTTTACCTCCCATGGATTGGAGTCGCCATTGAATCCGCTAGGTAAATCAACACCTTCGCCGTTGTTGAAGTCTAATTTGCTATACTTTTCAAATTCTCTTTCAGCCCAAAAACCTATTGCTCCGTGTATTGGATTTTCTTTTCTAGTAAAATCTACAATAACATCATCTGGTATTTTTAGATTTATAAAGTGAGTCTTGATATCATCCTTAGTCCACATAATCAATACTTTCTCTTTGCTACTTCATCTCTGTAGCGATTGCTATTACGGTTCCATTGTTCACCGTTACCTTGCATAATGTCAATGTAACGATCGATAGTACCATTAGTCCAATCCGAAATCTTTCCAACATATGGATGACGATGTTCTAACAATGCTTTCAACTTGTTTGTAGCATCTTCTATACTCCACGGAATATACAAGCGTGTATGATCGTTTACAAAAATTTCTGGAAAACTACGATATGCTGGAAACAATGCATTAGCACCTAGTGCATCTGCTTCACTTACAGTATTACTAGTCCAATCCTGTAATGCACAATTAAACAGTACACGGCTATCATTTAAAATGTTATAATAATCGTTCTTCTTTTGATCTTCGTAGATCTTTAATACACCTTTTGCTTCTAAAGCTCTAGCACGTTCGATGTATTTAGGATTGTTTGAACGCAACGGTCCGCCTTGAACAATAGCAAACTCCACTGTCTTATCAGAATATTGCTCTGCTAAATCCATGTAAAAGCCCGGTTGTTTTTCTTGATCCCAACGAGCAGCAAATACTACACGTTTAGCACGTTGGTCGAACGGTTTAATAACACCTACACGTTCTTGTACTTCTTCTTTATCAAAAGCAAGTCCACTGACGTTATAAATAGGCGCAGTCCAGTTTGCAATCTTCATGTTAGCAACCATTTCTTCATTACTTGCTAATACACCAGTAACAAACTCGTTGCACATTTCTTCATATAAACTCATCCATTTACTCATGCCCCAAACATGTACAAAGTCATCTGGGTCAATAGCTTGTGCTAGACAACGAATCCAAACTTTAGGACGTTGCTCTGCTGGAATCTGATCCATAATATACGGAAGTGATTCCATTCCAGGTTGAAACATATCTTCAAAGAATACAACGTCTTCGCCTGTAACTTCACCTTCACGCATCATTTGCACAAGGTTCATCATCTGACTCATTGCAAAATAACTGCGCCCGTGTGCATCAAGCACTTGTCCTACACTGATTGCTTTAGTGTTGTCGATAGTTTTTCCAGGTACATTTACCCAAGAAATATCTCGACGTGCAAAAGCACGACGAGACCATTCCTCTAATTGTAGTGTGTACCTGCCTTCATAGGGTTCTAGCCCCATGTAAAACAGTTTACGCATTACGGTTATTCCTTACACCACCTCGAGCTTTTGCTCTCAGCCAATTGCGATACTTTGTATAAGCCTGCCATGCTCTAGCATCTGATTTGTAAAGATCGGCTTCATTGAAGACTTGACCTTCAAAACGACAATAATTGTAAAACTCTTCAAGGTCGTTAAAGATTTTATTAACCACTGTATTGGTAATAGCCATTATTTTTAGTCCTTATTTGGAATGTTAGGGTAAATTGTTTGAGAGCCATTTTCGCCATCTTCGGCGACATCAATAATAACAAATCGGCCTGGGTATTTGTTATTAATCTGTGTATACAAATCATCTGAAATCATTTCACACGATTTGTAATCTAGTTGAAGAATATCTCCTTTGTAGAGATTTTCTAGCCAACGTTTAAATTGAATAAATTCAAGGTCGCGATCGTCGTGGAATACTTCGATCTGAACTTTAAAATGGAAAATATGTCGATGCGGATATCCTAGGAAACTTACATCGTACTCGTCACCAGTAGCTAGTTTAGGATCAGTTAGTGCTGCTGGATACTTATGGATACCTTCTTTACGGAATGTAACCCAGATACTGCGTTTTGCGTTTGTCAATTTAGCATTTTCCTCTTTGCTTCTTCTTAACATGTAATCATAATACGATTCTTCTGTCATAATGTCAACCTATAATTTCGTCTGTGGTATATTTAGACCAATCTGTAAAAGAGTCTCTTGTTTTTAAATCATGTATCTTATGTACCCAAACACCGGGATTACTAGCATCAAAATCTTTATCGTCGATCTTTAAGCAAGCATTATATCCAAGTTGATCGATGTACGGAATTTTAGCCGAAATCATTGGAATAAAACGATTTTGTTCAGTTAACCCTGTTTCGAGTAATCCTTCGACACGGTCGATTGGCACATCTAGTGTAACCCAGAACCCATCACTAAGCAATGGAAATGCCATATCTTCCCAAGGTTGCCATTGCTCCTGTGAATCGTGTGTAACATCAAAACTCATATTAGCAGCCAAATAGATATGCTTACATCCGTTTTTCTTTGCCATATCTTTTATTTCGTCTGAAGTTTTAATACCAACTACAAACAATGTTTTCTTACCATACTGCGGAGTATGTTCAACTTCTGTACCAACAAAGTATTGTACATCTTCTTTAGTTCCGCTATCATATTCACGTTTCATGCTTTTCTCACCTGATATATTTCATTCCAAATAGTCCAACGTTTTTTAACATATTCGTTAACTTGTTCTTTACTATAGTTGTTTTTTTGCATACTGTCAATAATTTTGTCGAGATCTTCTAACGCTATACTTAGTGCGTCTAAACGTAATTCTTTTTCATGTGTGTCCATTTATTCTAGTCTCCATAGTTTCGAGCTGTGTTTCAATTCTATGTATTTCATCCTTAAGCCAAAGTTTTTCTGTTTTAAGTTTACGCATTTGAATATCGTAGTTACGATTTTGTAATAGGTCCTCGACTTCGCTATCTAATAATCTGTGTTTTCTTTTCAGTTCTTCAAGGTGTGCCCTAAGGCTATCATTAGACATTTACTTCTCCTCAAATAATTCGTTGAACTTTGTACTGGCGTTTACAGTTTTCTTACCAATGTTAAGTCTAGTACCAATAACTTGCATCCAAAAACGATCATGTTGTTCAATTAAGTCTAAACTTTTTTGTCTATCTTTTAAACTAAAGATTTCGTCAACTACTTCTTTAAACTTAACACCCCACTTATCGTCAATAAGCATATACGGAAACTTACCGGCATCATATTCTCTGTTGGCACGTTGTGTACTTTCAATGTGCATCCAGACATTATGCCCCATTTGTAGCGCATAACTAAAACTATCCCAACTAGTGGAATCTTTTTTGCGAATGATAGTATTACCAGATTCGTCTAAAATAGGATTGCCATGTTTATCCATATCAATATCGCCTGCTTTAATTTTAGGAGATCCAACCTTGTTTTTATCGCCTTCGTTATAGATACAAATGTCATTCATATTGCAGTGTACGCTCATTGGCGAGTCTTCAAACGCATCTAAAATACGATCTGTAATAACAGCATCTCTAAACTTGCGTGTATCTGTAGCATATTTTAAAGAATCTGCTCCAGGACTCATCATGTAACTCCATTTGCCACGATCTTCAATACGAATACTATGATAAATTTGTCCATTAGCTGTAGCAAGGAACGGCGATGCACAATCGTAAGTGATCATAAAGTTGGGATTATGATACTTGCGAACAGCACGTTGGATGTCAGTAAGCAGTACAGCCCACTCTAGTTTACTAGTACCAAGGAAGTGCATTACATCATGTAACCCTTCTTCTAGCAATCCATCGTGGATCATGTGTACAAGTCTACGCAGAATCAAATGTACATCACACATGTTCTGTCCGCCCATTGCCCATCCATTAAAGTGGGTGTCTGGATACTTAGCTGGATCACAATAGTCTTTAAATTCTTCATACCAACTGTCTGCGTCACCATGATTGCTACCTTGTAGAACATTTAGTACTTTAAAGTTGCCACGGCGGTTAGCCATATAATAACGAGCATTAATATGTGTAGCATCTACAGCATCTTGATAGCTGTGAATGTTTGCTGCGTTTGCTGCTTTAGGATCTTGGAATGTCCAAGTTGGAATATCCAACATCATTCCGTAATCCATATATTCTTCCATCCAGTTAACAACTAGTTCACGCTTTTTAGCAGCATGTGGACAGTTTGGATCAGTCCAATCACCTGGCCAAAGACCTTTAGCAATCTGAAACCCACCCGAGTCGCCTAGCAACCATGAATTATCTCTATCACGGTTACGAAGCATATCTTCTTTTTCACTATGCTTGTTTACATCTAGCTCTGCATGTCCAGCTGAATAGAGTGCCCACTTATAGTGGAACACTCCTTCTTTAGCGTTGAGGAAGTTCATTGCTTCTACAGTGCCAATGCCTGCCGGAACCCTTGCTGGATCAACATACTCGCTGTAGCGTTGCTTCCCAATAAAAGTAGCATAGAAGCCACTAATACTAGGTAAGAAAAATGCATAGTCGTTTTGTGATTCAGTTAGGTTAGTATTCATTATTTTTGTTGCGCCGGAAGGATATAATCGTATTTTGCCATACCTGAATCTACTGAGATTTTCATAGCACCTTGATCTGTAATACTTACAGTTTTATCACCATCCAAGTTTAGAATAGCAAGTGTTTGTGCTACAGGCCATGCCCATGTGTGAGTAAGTTTACCAGTAATTCCGTGTTGGAAAGTAAACTTACCAGCGTGTGTATTCAAGTCGCCAAAGTAAAAGTTAAGATCGCCGTCCTCTGTTTTGACTTGGAAAACAGTTTCTTCACTATGAGCACCCGCCATAAGTTTCATGCGCTGAATTGCCGCCATACTTGGCGTAATTTCTACATCCCAGCTGTTGCCTTTAAATTTAACTGATTTAAGTTTTTCTTCAATGATTGCTTTGTTCATAAAGCGATAATCATTCTGGAAGTCGCCGCCTTCATTTTCAAAGTGAATATGCGTTGGAATAGTTTCGCCATTGCGTTCTGCTTGGATAACGTCAATTTTAGCATTTTCACGATACTCTGGATTTTTTAAGTGATAGGCAAGTTTACCCAAGTCTGGCATACCAAATACACCAACAAATGCTCCAACTGGGGTATTTGTAGTTGCTGTCATAATAATACTACGATCATCTGCCATTGAGTCAATTGTAGTTGCTTCTTCTGCTGTAACTTTAAGTGTAGTAATAAAGCCTAACGAATGTGTGTGGCTTACGATGTCTTGTAGAATGTCTTTCATGTATTTCTCCATATTGCTGTGTTTAGTATATGATATAGGTTATTGTTTGTCAAGTGTTATTTCTTATATTTTTATTTGAGTTAACTGCTGCTTCTAATGTATTTAGATTAATATTATTATTTGCTGCCATCTTTAACAATGCTGCTGTATCTTTAGGAAAACAGTATCCTCCCCATCCTCTTGAGTGTGGTTCAATAAATGTGTGACTTTCACCAATACGTTTATCAACCGATACACCGTATCTAACCGTATCGTAATTAAGTCCCATTTGCTCGCAAAAAATAAATATCTCATTAAAAAAGCTGCATTTTGTAGCAAGAAAGCTATTTCTAAAATATTTTATAGCAATTGCATCTTCTGGGTTACAAATAGATATTTTAATATCAGGAAATGCAATACTGTATACATCACGCCAATAATCAGTATTACCGCCAGCAATGAACGAATGAGTAGTATTAAGCACATCTTCTTCTGCAGTAGCAGCTCTTAAAAATTCTGGACTAAAAGTAATTGCATGTTCTGGAAATCTTGATTCTAGTTCTTTCCATCCATCTAAACTAATTGTACTTTTTATCATTACTGGTACATGTAATGGCGTGTCTGCTATTACATCGTATACATGCCCCATATAGCAACTGCCATCATCGTCTTGCGGTGTTGGAACACACACAATTAATCCGTTTAACGGACTAATATCTTTTATTTTTGTGTCATTAAATTTTGGGTCAACTGCAATTACATCGGTACTGCGCTTTAATGTATTATAATATGCTTTTCCAACAAACCCAAATCCTGCTATAATTATCATGCTGTTATCTTTGCCTCCTGTAAATATGCTAATCTCTCATATGTGTCTTGCCATCCTTTGACTTGATAGCTGTGTTTAATCAACTTAGCAAGTGGCTCGTCATTACCTCCTGGTAATGTTTTATCACCAAAGAAATAAAGACGATCTTCTTTTAAATTAAAATCGTTTATAATCTGACCTTTATCATATCCTGTTGGATAAATGTCAATGCCTGTATCACCACCAATCTTAGCAGTAACATCCTCAAATATCATGTTAATTTGTAATGCTATACTTTCACGTTCTCTGTATACTTCGTCGTGTGCAACATACAGTTGACGTTCTTTCATAGTAGCATTACGTCCTACAATACTGAAGTTTACTGTACCCGGACGTTCTTCTAAGTGTAGTCCAGTACGCAACGGAAATTTACTCACATGTAACCAGCTTTCACATAGTTTGCGTAGCTCGTCTAGCATAGTCCAATTATTACGTTTAATATTTTCACCATGTGACCACACATCGTTGCCTGAACAGTTATATACAGCCTTAACTCGATGTACAATACGTTCACCAAGTTGTTCTACTGTTTTAGGATAATCACTACCTGTAACAAGATATACTTCATTGTCACAACAAAATTGATAAAACCATTCTTCAAACTTAGCATCAATGCGTTGTCTACTTGGTGTAAGTGTTCCGTCTACGTCAAATATAAATTTATTCATTTATTGGCCTCTGCTACTCGCTTACGTAGATCACTGCTACTGAATCTATGATCACGTTTATTAAAATGCAATTCGATGCCGCGTTTACGGCATACATCTTTACCTGAGAACTCTTTTTCTCTATATTCTTCTCCTAGAAATCTCACATCAATATGGAATAACTCCAATATATCAATAAGATCTTGTTCGGTTTCGTAAGGTACAATTTCATCAATAAACTTTACAGCATTGAGTTGAGCATATCTTTCAACTAATGTTTGTACAGGTTTATTTTTAGTGTCCGGTCTATTAATTGTAGGGTCAGTTTGTAACCCTACAATAAGATATTCGCAGTGTTCCTTTGCTTCACGTAGCATACCAATGTGCCCAGGATGTAATAAATCAAATGTACTAAATGTAATTCCTACTTTCAATTTGATACTGCTCCTATAAACATACCCATTGTTAGCAACGCACCACTGATAATAAGTTTATCACCTGTAGTTGTGTTATCTTGTATGTTAGCACATCCAGTTAATAATATTAATATTAATAATATACGCATATCATCCCCAATCAAATAAGTTATTAAATGTTGTTTTTTGTTTAGTACTTTCGATATCGTAGTCTAGCACGCCAATGAGATTGTCTAGTTTATTATCAATAATAACTTCTTCCATTGAATCGTCATCAAACGGCAGTTCTTTAAACCATTCTGGAATACGAAGCTCGTCTGTTGGATAAGCAACACTAGTATATCCTAGTGGATTGGCTTTTAGTTTGCAAACAATAACTTTCATACCGTCAACAATCTCCTGCGAGTACTTGTCGCCGTTCATACGCTTGAGTGTATTCCAGTTAAGACTTGCTCTAACGTGTCCGGGCATGTTAGCTTTTCCAGCTTTCTCTTCTAAGCGACGATAGTGTCCGACTTTGTTTGCACGTTTTGGCGAGCCTTTTTCAAATCCAGGACGTTCTTTAAACAACTTACGGAACTCACTGATAGCATCGAGTATTTCTTTTTCAGGCTTTTTCTGAAGAACCATATCCAACAAGTCTTTCAAAAAGTTTTGCATGAATACCGGAGTATCACTACGTTTCAAGTCTAAGCCCATTGCTTTAACTTTACCCGGTTTGCCATCTATATCTGTTCTAAACCCTTCGATGTCTGTAACCAATGCAGCATAACGTTTCTTAGTAATAAACAATCCAGTTTCTGCAACAATTTCACGACCAGCGGCAATAACATCACTACGACTTTTTGGACAATGAAATGCCCTCATCATAAAATCTGGAAATGTAGTATTTGCTTTATCGGCAATTTGATCATACAACTGAATAGCATTTTCTTTTGACCACGGAACTTTACCTGCTGCAACATCATCTTTAAGCATCGGCCACGCACTAAAATAAACACTGTCTGTATCACCGTAGATAACTGCTTTACCTACATGATCATATTCGCCTGTAATAATATTATTAACTTCGGCACTCATGTGTTTAACAATTTGTCTACCGCTTAACGTAGTTGATTGACCAATACGTTTATCAAAGAATCTACATCCAGGATTAAGAATAGCACCATATAAACTGTTCAAGTTAATCTTTTTAACTAACTGACGTTTATCCCAATATTCAATCTCTGCTGAATTTTTTGCATCCTTTGCCTTCTTCAACATTTTTTGCAAGTCTTTACGTTCGCTATACCAACGCTTTAGCAATCCTGGAATAACAGCTTCAAACTCATGTGTAAAGATTGTCCCATTAGCACTAAGCATCCATGGATTATGACTATCAAAAATAAGTTTATATATTTCAGCAGCACTTAAAGCATGACTTTCGCCGTTTTCAAAATCTAATTTAAGCATTACATCTTTACGTTGATCTATAACAGCTTCGTATTCGAGTGTACCAAAACGTCCTTCCCAAGCCCCAGCAAAACTTTTCTTTTTAAGAACTGTTTCTTCATGTAGCATTGCTTCAGTTAAATCTTGTCGTAGTTGTCCTACAATACTCTCTGGTGCCATATTCATGCTTCGAATAACACTTGGATACAGACTGTTCAAATCCATTGATCCAATCCATTCATGAACACCTTTTTTAGGAAACGCAACATACGCACCTGCGGCTGCTGTGTTGCCTTCGTGGTTTTTTCGATTAGGAACTTGGAAGCCACGTCTATGTGCTTCGTTAATAATAGCTTGTTCAGTAAGAGCAACTGCGCCTGCTGTTGTTTGTAGTAGCACAGTATTTTCATGAGCAAGCACATTAGCAAGATCGATAAACTTTAGCTTCTTATCCAGCTTGTCAAGCAACGCAACGTCTTGTCTATTGTATTCAATAAACGTTTCAAAGTCGTTGTTGTACAACTGGTCTAGTGTACCTTCGTAAACTGTTTTGTTCTCACCAATTTCCATTTCGCCAATGGCATCAAGTCGATAACTGTGACGTTCTTCGTAAGTATATTTGCGATACAGGTTAAGATAGTCCATATGTACTCTTCCGATAGTATCATATGTTTCACTCATTTTGCCATATTTTTCATATTCACGCTTCTTAGGCAACTGACCCCACAAGCAGAAACGTCTTGTGTCGTCATTACTCAGTACACGTTTAATACGATTAACTGTATACGGAACGTCATATCCTTCGCTGTTCCATCCACTGTGAATATCAGCATCTTCAATTAAGTCTAAAAACATTTGAAGCATGGCACGTTCGCCATTGCCTTCTTTATCATTAGGAAATAGAATACAGTTCTCGCCCCACCTCTTATCACACATGGCTTGTGCTTGTTCAAACGGTAATCCTTTGGGAGGAACAGCAAGTGTAATAAGCAACTCTAGCCACTGTAAGTGTACAGTAATAGCAGTAATGGGCATAAATGGATCGTCTGTCGGAGCAAATCCACGCTCTGGATCGTAGTCCGTCTCGATATCCCAAAATGCTACGTTTAGTTTTGGAGCATCTTGGTTAATATAGTTCTCACTCAAACATTGAAAGATTGGATTAATGTCTGATTCAAACATAGTCTTGCCTTTGTTGATAGCAAGTTCTTTTCTAAAGTCTTTTGTATTTTTACAAACAATACGACTTAGCGGATCTCCAAAGACACTTTTGTATTTGCCTTTTTGATCTTCATAATAAAATGTATATTTTGCTTGATAGTCTTGGAAATATCGTTTTCCGTCTTTACGTTCTACAACACGTATAGTGTCAGCATCTCGGTCAAAATAACCGTCTACATATGGCATTTAGTTCTCCTTGCAGCTTGTGGCCTGCATACCTTAAACCTGTTCTTAAAGTGAACGACTCTGCTTTTATTTACTATTTTTAAGAATATAAAGTGTAACTTTAGAATCATCGACTACTAATACTTCGTATGGATATTTTCTATGTATAGACTGTTTTCCTATTGGATTAATACATACCATTTTAGGTGTAACATGGTGTATTGTACCTACACCTAATTGGTTATGTGTTGGGTACACTACACTACAGTTATTAGTAATAGTATTACCTAACAGATCTTTATGCATCAGTATCGTAGCCTACTGTAACTACAAGAGTTTCTAAGTCGTCAAACTCTTCTTGTACACGACTCCAGTCACGTTTTTGTGCAATTTTAATTGCTTTATTAATAAGGCTTGGTTTAATGTTTAGTTCATCTGCTACTGCTTTGATGGTATCTTTTAATCCGCCTTGTAAATCTTCAACTTCTTGCAATACACTTACTGCTTCTTTAACAAGACGTTCAAGTTTTGCTTTTTCTTCTGTTCCATAGACACGGTCGCTCATATAGTACTCCTTTTTTTATAATATACATTATATTTTAGTAGTTGTCAATGATTTATTTAACAAAAGCACCTATGCGACCGTGCATATCCGGATATTCTCGATACGTGTATCCTTCAGGAGGAACAGTTGATTCGCCTTTCCATACAGGTATAAAGTGTATTATACCGCCGTCAAAGTCTTCATTGTGTCGTAGATGTACTTCAATAAGTTTACCATGTATAAACTCGCAGTTGATCCACTCGTGTCTGGTAGCAAGATCGCTTAATATACTAGGCAGTTTAATACGATCGGCAACACGAACCCAATGTGTCCATTTAGTAAATGTAGTTGACGGTTTTGTGCCTTTAACTGCTAACACTTGTTTACCCTGATAATAATCTATACTAAGATGTCTACCTTCAAACCATTCGCACCAAAAGTGACCGTAGGGTAAATCGCAAGTGTCTTTTTCAAGCCACATCTTTGTTGCACCCAATCCTAGTCCCAGCATATTGACACAAGGTCGAACAATATAAAAGCCCGGATGCGGAACATCAAGTCCGACCGGGCCACTATTATAAAACATTTTACGAGCTAGTATAAGTTTGTCCATTACCCAAATATCGTCTGGGCTAATATTTTTCCAGACGATGTCTTCGGCAGTTATCATTTATTCTTAGCATTTACCTTTTGTAAACCAGTAAATTCGTTTTGTATTTTTGTTGTTGCTTTTGCTAATTTTGTTTTATATGCTGTAACTTCGGCTTCGGTCATTGAAGTTTTAAAAGTTTTTGCACCTTCTGTTGCAGGAGACATTTGATCGTATTCCATTGCATGGTACACACTACCAATATAATCTGCTGCTTTGGTAATCTTAGCTTGTTGCCAACCTTCAATGCCTTCTGCCTCTGAAACTGTTTTAAGCATGTCGTGTAGCTTAATAGCATACTTTGCAATTTTATATAATTCAGCACGAGCCATTTGTACTTCATGATCTTGCTCAGCAAGATGCGCCATATCGCCCAAACCTTCTTTAACTTTTTTCTTATCTGCTGTTGCTGCTGCATTTCTACGAGCAATTTGCACATCTTTAAAATCGTTCTTGCCGTCTTTGTTTAAATCTGGTTTAGCTTTTTTAATTGTCATCTTATTCTCCGGAATACTTGTTAAGTATATTTATCGTTTAATTGTCTTGCCACCAAACAAAGAGACATTTGAGTCTAATGCTGATACCGACTTTGCTTTCTTTTTACTACGAGCAACTGTTGGATTAGAAACAGTTGCAATACTACTAGTACCCATTCCTGTTGCAGATTCTGTTGCTGGGGTTGCTTGAGGTTGCTGTACTTGCATTTGATTTGCATATTTTTGCATAATTTCTTGAAATTGTTCTGGCGAAACGTCGTCGGGATTTTTTGAAAATAATTCATCGTATAGTCTTTTACCGTGTACTATAATAACTAATAAAATAGCAATTGGAATTCCGTATTTTACTAACGGTCCTAATATAGCTCTAGCGTTGCTAAACAAGTCTAAAATCTCAGGAGCAACTGTAATTCCAAGAGCAAATCTAGTAGATTTTCCCGGATTTCCTTTCATCCATCGCCCAGTCCATTTCATTCCTTGCCATGCATACTTTGAACCAGAAATAATACCCCTACCTACGTAAGGAGCTAATGTACGTGCCGCGGCTGCAACTAACGAAAGCCATTCATTAAGTTGTTCTTCGTTAAGTTGTGGTTGTTTATATTCTGTTACTTCATATATTTTCATGACGACCCTACTAATTTTCCATCTAACGGATGCTTTGTTCTACCTAGTTTCTTCTTAGGCATTTTGTCACTGCCTCTTGCTTGTTTAGGAGAGTTAACATTTACACTGTCTGCAAATACTAGATCTTTTTTCTTATGTTTTTCTTTACGCAACGGAGTAGTTTTTTTATTTTGATCTTTGTGAGCACCTGCTCCAGAACGTTGTGCATATGCTGCAACAGGATTACGTTGTTTTGGTAGCTCTTGTTTTGCTGCTTCTGTAATATCAAGTATTTTCATTTTTGTTGTACCAAATTTGTTATAACCGTATCTGGGCCATACATTGCTTTTAGTAGCTTTTGTGCTTCTTGTTTATTTTTAGCACTTACTTGAACCGGAATCCATTGACTATAAATGGGCTGGCGAATTTTCACTCGAGCCGTAAACATTTTAAAATCGTACTTTTTAAATTCTCTTAACAACATATTAGTATTTATCAAAATTAAACAGTTTAGTTTTCGCTTCAGGAATTTCTAAACTGTGTCCGCCTTCTATAATAGCCCACTCTGCTGCTGTATAACGTGGAATACTATTCTCTGTCATTCCTAAGTTATACAATACGTTAGTTGACTTGCCTTTTACATTCTTACTAAGCGTAGGTGGACGTCCGTCCTTGTCTACGTTAAATCCAAACTTAGCAGCTTGCGTTTTGATCTCGTCTGTTCCAACGTCAACCGTGGTGTTAACACCTTTTACAATTCTACTATCTTCCCATAACGGTCCATTGACTATATTGTCATCTTGACTGATTAGTTTTTGTTTAAGAGAACCAACTAGTTCTGGAGTCAAATGTCTAGCACGATTAACTTGATTGCTATTAAAGAACAAGTGTACTTCTACTGGTACATCACCTTCTGCTTTTATAACTGCCAGCATACGATTACGACCTTCGTGGCCAATAACAGATGCAGGATTATCGGTACCATCTGTACTAATAATTAAAAACGGACTAGCAATTGCACCGCCTTTTTTAATATAATCAATCATTTCATCTGAAGGTTCTTGACCTAGTTTAGATGCTAGTTTAATAAATGTACTGGGCTTCATTTTAACACGCATACCAAAGTAATCTACTTCGCTGTTGTTAGGAACATGCCCACGGCCACTTTTATTGTCAATGTTTACTTCTTCTCTAATAGTTGTAATGCCGCCTTTGTGTGTGACAAAGTAAGGGAAGAATTGTACCCCTGGATACTCTTTTTGTAAATTGATAAACATTTTAATATTGCTCATAGCATCGTCATACAAGCGAACTCTACCAAATTTACCAGTATCTAAATACTTTCTAATCCATACTGCTTTACTTTCTGCAGGTGCTATACCCAAGTTACCTGCACGGTGTACATGAACCTTGCTCATGTCAACTCCGTATTTTCTAAAAGTATCTAAAAACAAATCTTTATTATCAAAGTCTGCTCTTGCAGTAAGCATAATAACTTTACTTGCACCTGCATTTTTAATTATTGCTTTAAGTTTAGCAATCATCGGACTGATTGGTATGCTTTCTTTATTAAACTTTTCGGCATTTCTAAATTCGCCAAAGTCAAAGCTCTCACCGTCTTGCAATTGATATGTATTAAATTCTTGATTGTTTAAGCTACGAATTTCTCGGCCATCTTTAACAACTTTAATTTGTGCTGTAGTACGGAATAGTGTATCGTCTATATCAAATATAGTCAATCCTAATTTTATTTCTTCAAGCAGATCAATTGCTTTCATTTTAGATCATCCCTATATTCTTCGTAAAAGTAATCCATAGGGTTATTGCTAATAAATTCAAAATATTCTCCGTCTTTGTTCTTGCCTGATATTTTCTTTGGACCAAGTTTTTTAAAATCAGTTACATAGATAGTATACTCTGTGCCACGATGAGTTATATATAATACGTGGTGTGGAAACCAACTTCTCCATAAACGACAAAAAAACTTTTTAATCTTTTTCATTTCTTACGGCCTCGAAATCCTTTTGTCCCTGTCATGCCTGGCAAGCTGAACCATAATTTAAACCACTCATCTGTTCCTGGTTTTATATTTTGTTCACGTTCTTTTTTACGATTAGCATTAGCAGCATCGCTTATGTTTTCTAAAGTATACTCTTTGTATCCTTTAAACTCATTTACTCCTGCGAGCTTTTTAATGTATTCTAATTCATCCATGTTCAAATCTTACTCTTGATCGCGGTACATAGTGTTTACGTTCTGTGTATTGTTGCCAATACGCATTACGTTCGTCTGTGCTTGCTCTACGTGCTTCGTGCTCTTTATATTTTTTTATATAATGAGCTATTTCTTCTTTGCTTTTCCAGCCTTCGTATTTGCTAAACAAAACCGTCATTCCTTATATTCCTGAAAGTTTTTTAATTCTATCTAGTTCGGATGATTCGTTTCTACTGCTAAAAAACTTATCAAACTCTGCTGGGTCAACTTTGAAAAACTCGGCTGCGGCATCCTGAGCGTCTTCTGGCTCCATACCTTGACCTGCTACTTCTTCTTTAACTTGTACGTCTGGATTATGCATTTTGAAAAAATCATCAACTGTATCTCGTGTACTAACTTCTAGTCTCCATCCAAGTTGGCTAGCCATTTGCTTTGCGAAACGAGTGTATAGTTTTGTTCTACTTGTGCCTGCGTCACCAGACTTATCTGCGCTGAATGAAATTAGTTTAACTGTACTTAAATCTACTTTGCTTACCCAGTCACGGATAACAGCTATTACAGTAGCAAATATACTAAACTCATCACCGGCGCCGCTTTTGCCCATTCTGCCGTTTACTGCAAAATCAATATTCCAACTCTCATCGCCCTGCATCCATTCAAACATTATCAGCATTAGCCCTGCTGGTGTGTCTGCTTTAGCAACATAATGGTCTTCATCTTGTTTGTGCCATTGGTATGGATATGGAGTGTCTAATGCTTCTTGTACTTTTTTCCTACCATCTGCAAAGTTTTCTGTTGTAGGTTCTACAACGCCTCTGCTTGGGTGTTTTAATTTTCTAATAATTTTTGCAAGTATTTGAGCAACACGATCTTTACCAACACCCAACTCTTTTCCTATTGCATCAAACGTCATATCGTGTTGAAAACGCATTTGTATAACTTCTTGTTCTCTAGGATTAAGAGTCTTAATAGCAGTTTTTAAATCTATCTTTGCGGCCTTACTTACATCAGTAAACGGGTTTGATTCATTTGACATTTCGAGCCATTTTTGCCCTAATGCGTTTTGCCCACTTTGAATGGGATTATCATTTATAGAGAATATTCTGCCGCCAGCACCGCGCCCTGCTCCAGTTGTGCGACTAACAGTAGCAGCCGCAGCTTTAGCAGCCGCCTTTGCTTCGATATCACCAATTAGTTTTTTTATTGCATCCATTCGCATTCTTGGAGTAAGTTCGAGAGTCTTTTGAAGTGTTGGTTCTACACGCCCGCCATCTTTTGCCAAGTTGTATAAGGCGGCTTTGCCTTGTTTTGATAGTTGTTGTCTAACAAAGGCAACATCCTCTGGATGAATATTTAAAATTCCTGCAATAACATATTTAAGTCCTTGCCAAGCTAATCTACTTGCAGCACCGGCACTACTGATAACGGCCGCCCCTGCTGCGCCTGCTAATGTGCCTGCTTTTCCTATTATATCATCGGCAGTACCTTCTTCTACAGCGCCACCTAATGCTTTGTCAAGTAATTCAACTGCTACAGGTGCGCCATTGCCATATAATAGTTTAGCAGCTTTTAGTTTATCTTCAGGACTCATAGCGGGCCAAGTATTTCTTAATTCACCTGCGCTCTTGAATTTCATACCGCTGAAGTCAAAGTTAATAGTAGGACCGTATGCCATATATCCCGACTGGTTAGCTGTGTCTAAGTTTTTTCCAGTATATGTCTTCAAGTATCCTGGTTCGCCATTCTTTTTTGTTTGATCAGGAAGTGGTTGTTCGGTCTTATCTTTAACGCTTCTAACAAACACAATTGCAGTATCGGGCTCTAGTAGATTATTATAACTCATTGCATTAAAGGGAGATTTAACTTGAATAAATCTATCTTTAGGCACACCGGCCATTGCTGCTAGTTGTTTCTTAACTTCAAACGGAAATGGTCTTACAGCAGTATCATCGGTTGCAGCAACATAAACATTGTCTTTACCAAATGTTTGCACAGCCCAATCGTATAGACTTTTATGTCCAGGATGAAATGGATGAAATCCACCCGGCATTACTGCTACTATACGTCTTGCGGTACCCTCAAACAGTTGTCTTAAACGCATTAATAAGTTCCTTTACGAAAGTTTTCTTTTTCGTCATTAAGTATTTTACTAATACATTCCATCTTTTGACTGCTGTTCATAAGGTCTTCAGGAAGTTTTTTAATATCAAACTTTTTAATATATTCGTTTATTGCTTTTTCGACAATAGGTAGCATACTCTTTTTATTAAATTTTCCACCATGCTTAACTGTTTCTTGAACATTTACCATACATGGATATACATCATTTCTATAAAAATCTGGGTCATTCTTCATGAAGACTACAAGATCCTCAACAACGTCCCAGTCAAGTTCGTTGTTGCTGGGCTCACTCATTAACGCTTCGTTATGAATTTGCATAAGACGGTCGCCCATTTCTCTAATTTGTTCTGCTACGGATTTTACCATCTTCTGCAACTCCAGTATCTTGCTTTATCTCTTGGCCCAGGATTATCACAATTGTGTCTTGCACGGAAACTTCTTCTACGTGCTGGGTTTGATTTCTTAATACGCATATTAGGATCACCAAAGTTAACTTTGACTACATTGCCATTTGGTTTTTTAACATATACTTTAAACTTCTTTACATCGCCTTGCATAGGCTTGCCTAGCGAAACTTTACGGCCTTGATATTCTGCTTCGTCTAATGCATCGTCTTCATTGAACCACATAACATCGTATTCTTCAAAGAAGTCATCGCCTTCGTATGTCTCCTCGTCTAATTCTTCGCCTTCGGTACTGATTTCGATATCAAAGTCACTGTAGCCCATTTCAAACATATAGTTGGCTAAACGACTAGCATATTCGTCTGATTCATCTTCACTGAGTTGTTTAGGTAGCGGAATTTGTATAACTGTAGCACCTTGGTCAGTTTCGAACATAACTTGTTCTGAAAATATAGAACGATCTAGTCCTTCGACTAGGGTTTCGTTCTTTTCCATTATTATATTTACAAAGTGTTCCATTTTATATCCTAATGATTTAATAATATACTAGTAACCGAGCCGTCTGTCCAATTACTTACAACAGCTCTAACCCATATATAATTTCCAGTAAAGTTTTTAATAAATGAACCATCACTGTTGGCACTATCAGCCGCTGTACTTGTGTGTACTGCACTAGTAACGGTAAACCAATCTGCCTCAACTGGTGTTGTAGACAGTGTTGCTTGCATGTTGATAGTTCCTATGAACCCTACTACATTATATTGGACAGTATGAAACCCATCACTACGACTGTAGTATCCATCACCTTTAAAGGCAGTTCCAGTGACAACAGTTTCGGTGCTGTCTCCTGGGTGTGTTTGAATTGATAAAATTATTTCGCTATTGTATGACATGTAACTATTTATCTATATTTGCTTTACATACAAGTTTATCTATTCTGCTAATATTATCACCTATCATCAGTTGTAATAGAAAAATAACATTTTCGTCACGTACATATATATATTGTCCTTGTATATACGAGTATTCATTACTCAAATTCTTCATTAATATTGGACCTACTTGTACTTTATTACGATTGTTTAGTAACCAAACTCGAAATTCGGGTTTTGGTGCTTTTCTTCCAAATGTAATCTTGTAAGGAAAGCGAGGTAGCTTATCAACTATAATAGTGTTTGCATTATTTTTTAAAAATTCAACAACACTATCGTCTGGTTCCCAAAATTCTACACTATTAGTTTTTAATTTTTTAGATAACTTAATAAGGATGTCTTTGTGATTTGTATATATTATTAAAGTATTGTATTCACATCGTATTAAGTGACCTAACGAATTGCGTAAAGCGGTGTATATGCTATTAGCATCAAGCAGTTCGTCGGTTGATATAACTATACTTGCTCTAAATTTTTTAATAGTTGCCTGTTCGCCATTTCGTGAATCGTTATAATAGCTATCAATTCGTTCTTTGGCATAGGCAAGTGTCCCATTTTTATTCTTTTGAAGATCAGTGCGGAAAATACCTGCTAAAGGAGTTATTATCTTTAGTTTATACAGGTATTTTCCGTAATGTAGTTTTTTTGACTCACAAAGTCTGAGTTTGCTCATGCGGTTCGGTTTCCAGTACTAGTTTGTTTTCGTTATTAATATTTACACAAACTTCACCTCCACTTTTAAGAGATCCGAACAACATCAGTCTTGACAAAGGCTGTTTAATTTCTTTATCAATAAGTCTTTGTAGAGGTCTTGCTCCCATTTTAGGATCAAACCCCTTGTCTACCAAATAGTCAAGAGCTTCGTTTGAAACTTTAACTTTAATATTTTTACTGACAACTTGATCTTTAAGTTCCTTAAGGAACTTACCAACAATTTTCATCATTGTATTTTTATCAAGTTTACCAAATGTAATAATACCATCTAGTCTGTTTCTAAATTCAGGAGAGAAGTATTTTTTCAATTCCCCGTCTTCATAGTCTTTTTCAAAGGTCTCACCGAATCCAATACTATTCTTCTCGGCCTCTCTAGCACCTAAGTTAGTAGTAAGGATTAGTACACAGTTACGTGCATCACCTTCTTTACCATTACTTCCTGTAATCTTACCATTGTCCATAAGTTGTAGTAGAACAGCACTTACATCAGGGTGTGCTTTTTCAATCTCGTCAAGTAATAGAACACAGTTAGGATTTTGCTGTAATTTAATAATAAGTTGACCTGCATCATCATCAAACCCAACATATCCAGGAGGTGCACCAATAAATTTAGAAACACTGTGTTTCTCTTGGTACTCTGACATGTCAAAGCGTACAAGACTTACACCAAGATGTGTTGCAAGTTGTTTTGCAGTTTCGGTTTTACCTGTTCCTGTTGGGCCCATAAACACAAAACTACCAATCGGTTTATTTTCAGCTTTGAGTCCTGCTTGTGCTACAAGAATTTTATCAACAATTGATTCAATTGCAGTATCCTGTCCGTATACACTGCCTTTGAGATTTTTTTCTAGATTAATAAGATTTTCAGTTTCTCTTTCGGCAACTTGTTCTTCGGGAATATTAACAATCTTACTAAGTTCAAATTGAATACTAGCTTCATTGATAATTTTGTTTTCTTCAATATCGCGAACTTTAAATCTTGAACACGCAAGATCAATAAGATCAATTGCTTTATCAGGAAGTTTTTTGTCAGTTTGATATTTAACACTCAGTTTAACAGCAGTATCAATTGCTTCATCTGTAATTTCTACACCATGAAATTCTTCATAATACTTTCTAATGCCTTGCAAGATTTCAACTGACATTACCGGAGTAGGTTCGTCAATTGTTACACGTTGGAATCGACGCATAAGCGCACGATCCTTTTCAAAAAACTTGCGATATTCTTCCCAAGTAGTTGATGCAACAACTTTGATGTTGCCTTTTGCTAGAGCTGGTTTTAGCATGTTAGCAAGGTCGTTGCTATTACCAGAGCCACCTGCGCCAGCGCCACTGATCATGTGTGCTTCGTCGATAAACATAATAGTCTTGCCTTTTTTCTGTAGTGCTTGCAGTACAAGTTTAAAACGTTCTTCAAAATCACCACGATATTTACTACCAGCAAGCATACTACCGATATCTAAACTATATACATTATATTCTTGTAAAAACTTAGGTACTTGTTTATTAACAATACGATAAGCAAGCCCTTCTGCAATAGCAGTTTTACCAACACCTGGATCGCCTACCATAAGCACATTGCTTTTTGATCTGCGACCAAGTGCTAATGCAAGTTGTTCAATCTCTTCATCTCGCCCAATAACAGGATCAATTTTGCCTTTTTTAACATCATGATTTAAATCAGCTGTAAACGTTCTCAATGCTTTGTTAGCAACACCTTGATTTTCAGTTTCTTCTTCATCAACAACATCGTCAAGCTCTGCACTCATATATGAAACAAAGGTATCTTTATTGATATTAGATTGTGTTGTGATAAAGAATGCATAAGACCTTTTTTCACTTAAAATACTAATAAACACATCACTTACTTCGATAGCGTTTCTTCCTTGAAATAGTACCTGTGTAAATGCTCTACTTAGTACACGTTCTACAGTTGCAGTTTTTTTTGGTTTAAACTTTACTAAATCTGTTTTAACTTGTTCTAGTTTAGTTTTTAAATAGTTTTCTAAATTCTTTTTCATAAGCTCTGGATCTGCTCCATAGCCTACAATGATATTTTCAAAAGATTCTTCACACAACATTGCATATAAGAGATGCTCTAATGTAACGTATTCGTGTTGTAGTTTTTTTGCATCACTAACTGCTTTGTCAAATACTACTTGTAATGCTGTACTAGGTTCTACCATTTTTTGTCCTTTTAACTCTTTTCTTTTCTGCTAACTGTAGCTTTAACTTACTTACTCTGTCGATAAATTGTATGCCGTGTAGATGGTCGTATTCGTGTAAAAATATTCTAGCATCAATATCATCGAACTTTGTATCTACATGTATAACATGTTTATAGTCACTTGTCAATGTATCAAATTCAACAATACAACTAATTGGACGTTTTACATTAAGAATTAATCCAGGATGACTTAAACAGCCTTCGGGACCTAGCTCTTTTTCTTCGCTTATGCCTTTAATTACTGGATTAATTACAACTGTAACTTCGCCTACTGCATTAAATTTTTTATTTAACACCGGTTTCATTACAAATATTTGAAAAGGCACACCAACTTGATTTGCACTTATTCCTAATCCGCCATGCTTGTACATTAAGTCACGCATATCTTCGGCAAATGGCGCAGGATGCATACGTTCAAAGTCAAACATTGTTACTGGATGTTCTAACATATGGTTAGGTGCTAGTATTAATTCCATCATTTATAATATTCCTTTAATCTTGGGTAATAGGTTAACATATTTAAATTTGACTTTCTATCAAGCATTTTTAAATATGATATGGATTTTTCAGACATACAATTTCCTATCTTAGTAGAGTTCATCATATAGTTCATGCAATCGTTTGTATAATCTATAAATTTTTCTTTATGCAAATTAGATTCAACAAATGCGTATATGTTATCTATACACCATTGCATTTCCTCCTGGCATTCACGTTTAATGTCATCTGGTAAATATATTGCAGACGTAGGGTGTTTGCGTACTAAACTAGTATGAAAATCTAAATTATGTACATTCCACCAATGTGTAATTTCTTTCCATTCCATTGCGGCAAACATATTAAATGTTATTGATCCTTGTAATGTTATTTTGTTACCAAATTCTTTTTGTATTTTTTTAATATTTGTTTCTATTAAAAAAATATCTCCGCCTCTTCTAAAATATTCGTATGAACTTGGAGAACTGTCAATACTTATTCTAATTATAACATTATTAAACTGCTTCCAATGTTCAAAATATTTTTCAATATTATTAATATTAAGATTAGTATTGTAATGTAAACTAATGTCTTTAGAAGTTTTTGATACATTAACAAAATAGTCTAGCCAGCTTAAATGGTCAGGGTCCATTAACGGTTCGCCGCCGGCAAATTGTAGTATTTTGGTATTTGATAAAACTTTTTTAATGTTGGTTGTGTAAGGAGAAATAGAATTTAGAGTATGTTTAAATACTTCATGTATGTTTTCGTTAGTAATTGTACTATCTAATCCGCCTACTGTTTCTTTAAAAGTATCAAATATTTCTTTATCTTTTAATTGAGCAATCCATTGAGTTGACGAATGTGGCCCACAATGTAAGCATTTTAAATTACATAACGAAGAGGTTCTTATTTCTCCTCGAATTAGATCGTTAATATTACCTTGTTTAGGATTGTTTTTTATACTTGATATAACTTCTTCTATTGTATCATCTGAATATTTAGACATCTGTTCAAGAAACATTTGTCTTGGCGATGCACTATTATGTTCTTCAGCGTCCCAACATGCATTGCAGTTACTGGATTTTTGCCCATTAAATAACCCTTGTCTTAGATTTCTATAATTTTCATTATTAAATTCAACATCAAGCGGTAATTCTTTCCAGTTACTTAACGGGTCTTTGCCTCTATAACAACTATAAACTTCACCAGACTGATCTAGGTCGACATTTACATATGGAGCAAAACAGAATGTGTCGGTATTAATACCGTGTTTTTTAAGGCGTTCTATTATTGATTGCATCTTTTATTTTCTGTACTTGCTCTATAATATTAAGATCTTCAATTTTAGGAGTTATACCTTTTATTGTTAAATAAAGATGTCCGGTTAATCCTGTTTTTGGATCTGGTAACCCGTTATTAGATATACTCAGTATTGTTCCTGATTGAGTCGCTTTAGGTATATTAACACTAACTGTGTTACCTGTCAATGTTTTTATATTAACTTTTGTACCTAAGATTAAATCAAGTATACTAACTTCTTGAGTTAAACGTAAATGTCTACCATCTCTTTCAAAAATAGAGTGTCTTGCTATTTTTACTAAAACAATTAAGTCACCTCGATGTAATCCTTGCCTTGCATTGTCGCCTAGCCCCTTAAAACGTATTGTTTCACCGTGCTGTACTCCGGCATTTATACGTATGGTAGCTGTAGTTTGTTGACCATTGAGCAAATTATAGTCTATGATTATATCTTTATTAGTTAATACATCTTCTAATTTTATTGTAATAGCAACTTTTAAATCCTTATTACGAATGTGTTGCTCATGACGTTGTCTAAATATATTTTCAAACATATCATTAAGATTATTAGGCATATTTCCGGTATTATAATGAAACTGTTGTGGCTGAGGATTGTCATACTGCTGTCTTGTAGCAGGATCTTTTAACGTATTATACGCTTCGTTGATTTGTTTAAATTTTGTATCGTCGCCGCCTGTGCGATCAGGATGATAAGTCATCGCAAGTTTACGATATGCTAATTTAAGCTGTTGTTCTGAAGCGTTTTTAGAAACACCAAGTATATTGTAATAGTCCATGTAATTACTTATCGCATGGACTATTATGTTCTTTTATTAATGATTACTTGCTTGTGTAAGCCTGTGAACCGTAAAATGCTGCTACGATAGCTGCAACAGATACAAAGTATGTAGGAGCCATATCGCCTAGTACACTTGCACCGCTTTCTAATCCTAGCCATGATGCAACTACTACAGAAATAGGGTATAATAGCATACCAAATAGTGCAAACCAAGCCATGCCACGTTGTGCATCTTCACGCTTGTCTTGATTCTCCATTTGTACTCTTTCAAACTCAATACGGTTTATTTCTTCTGCCATTTTTAGTTCATCGTCTGTTATAATACCATCGCCGTCAGCATCAAACTTTTCATATTTAGAACCATTTTCTAGTGTTTTAGGTGCTCTTGCCATTCTTTTTTCCCTCTAATTTGGCTAGACGTGCTTCGAGCTCGTCTATTTTTTTAGTAACATGAGGGTATTTTGTACGCCAAGCATCAGTTGGTTGTTCAAACCAAGTTAGACCCCAACGATTAACTAAGTAATCTAAAAATTTATCTAACTTTGCATAGCACCAAAGTCCTGCACGAGTGTCTTTGAAGTATGCCAGGAATGCTGCACCAGCGAGTGATCCTAGTATTGCCGTATATATCCAGAGTGTATCTCCAAATATTCTATTAATCATTTCTAACATAATATGCCCTCACTACTATTTAGTTATTTAGTTTGATACAACAGCATCGGTCATTGCTTCTTCTGCTGATTTATAGTATGCTTCGTATGCTGCCATAATTGATTGCTGTTGCTGTATATACGCACGAAGATCGCTCAGGTTAAGACCTAAGTTTTCATACCCTTTATCGGTCAACCCAAACAATACAACCGGACGCCCGTCTTTACCTAACTCGGCAAATACTTTCTCGTAGTTATCAGGAGTAACTAATACCCATTTAACTTCACGCATGTTAAGTTCACTTGCGTTGGGTAATACTAGCTCTGGTTTATCTATTGGTTTTGTTGTTATCTCAATTGGCTGGGGCATTCTCGATGAACACCCTGCCAGGAACAACGAGAGTGTCATAATACCAAGGACACTCGCTATTGAACGCATCTGCATTTGTTGCATTCCTTTCTGAATCTGTTAATGGTGCTCCACTTAATAGTTCAAAACACCTTCCTACTTTCTCAGTAGCATTATTAATTACTCGTTCTACAAGTCCAGGTTTGCCTGCCCCTAGCACACCTAAGTCGTGTCTAGCAAGTTTATCTGCTAATACTTGATTTTGTCTTCGAATGACAGCAAATTCTTCATTAACTTTTGTAAGTTGTGCGTTTGCTGCTGCAAAATTTGCTGCCATTGTTTTTATAGTATCTTCGTTAAGCTGAACAGCAGTTTCTAACTTAGCATTATTAGCTGTAAGAATAGACAAGCGTGCCTGTGTATCGTTATAATACCAATAACCGCCTGCGCCCATTACACCTATAACAATAAGTAGAATACCTGCTAGTCTCATTAGTGATCCTCTAATTTTTTAACTAATGATTTTATTTTATCACTAGCATAAGTTTCAAAATACTTTGGTATAAACATATGTATAAGAAGAGCAAGTTCGGCTTTCTTAAGTTCAATTAAAAAACTACAAGCAAACTTGAAGTGTTGCCATCTTGTCATATTAACATCAGTTAAGTGCTGATTACTCTCCTTACTAAACATAATTAATCCAACAATTTAGCTAATGTCATTGGCCCAGCAATACCGTCTGCTGTTAAGCCGTTTTTAGTTTGCCATGCTTTTAATGCACGTTCTGTACCCGGACCAAATGATCCATCTGCTCCGACGCCTAATGCTTCTTGCATCATTTTAACGCCGTCGCCTTTAGAACCCTTGCGTAATGTACCAATGTCGCTTAGATCCATGTCATTATCATCATTATCAGTTGCTTCTGAAATACTTACTGGATTACCAAAGACTTCCATTGCTTTCTTATAACGTGATTGACGATCAGCAAGACCAATGTTGCCACCGTTGATGATTTTAGTCATTTTTGTAACATCATCTGTGTCAGCAATGTTGTTAAGTTTCTTAGTGTCCCAGAACCAGCAAGCTGATTCAACAGCACCTTTAGGAGTTGCTACATAGTCTGCGGCTTGTTCTGCTGTCATGTTTACAAACTTACCAAAGCCAGTGTAGTTTTCACGACCAGTAAGTTGCTTTAGACCACGTCCTCGGAATCTCCAACCATCACCTGGTTTAGTGTTGCCCATTTTGTACTTACGGAACTCATCGTTGTAAACACGATTAGCAATCTTTTCTGGATTACGAGCATACTCGGCAGCACTTGCTTTCGGCGCCGCACCAAAGTAACGACCAAATACAGCAAGTAGTGATTTTTCACTGTAGTTTAGATTTTCTTCAAGTGAGTTAAAGTTGTTTGATTCGTGCGATGTTTGACTAATAAAGTGTGCCATACGTCTTTCTGTATTAATACCATATTTAGGTAATACGTCTACTAGTGCCGCATGCCATGCGTCAACATTTTTGTTACCTGGAATTAATTTTGCTAGATGTTCTTTTTTTAGTTCGAAGCTCATTATTTTCTATCCTTTTCTGATGTAGTGCAGCTGCCGCAACGGCAATGATCGCATACTTTCATACTGCTTGGGGGTTCGTCATAGTTTTGTAGTTCGTTATAATACGGAAGACGGCAATGTGAACGGTTTCCGCAATTTTGACAATATTCTATCTTATAATCTTTCGACAACAAGAGTGTATCCTTCGTTTTCAAATGTTAGTGTCTTAGTTCCGTACTTCATAACATTATAATCGCCAATATATTTAGTTAGAAACAATATTTCAGAGTAGTCATTCATATTAACTTTATCTTTAATACTTTCAGATATTTCTTCTGTATTACCAAAGTCTTTTACTTTAAATGCTATTGTATCGGCATATACTTTTTTAATGGATAATTCTTGATCTTCATTTAAATCTATTTCTTCTAAATAACTTTTATTAAAAAAGTTTTTAAAATTATTCATATTTGACTCTGTAACAGTGTTACTATACGAGTCAGGATCTAATGGAAGCTCTTTTTCTAGATTTTCAAATGTTACTTTGTGACTTTTAAAACCTTTGTAATATCTAAATTTAAAATTGTTTTCGTCTGTAAGTTTAGATATGCCATCTAACAATTCTATAATTTGTTCTGGAACGTGACGATCTCTTTCAATCTCCACAAATACTCTATAAGATCCGTCATCTTGCTCGCCGGGCGATACGTCTGCATCTAAAACAAAACTATAACCCTTTTCAATAAAGTTTACTAAGTCAACAGCAGGTTGTTTTTGATAAACAGTGAAACTTAATACTGTAATATCAGCATCACTGCCCATTTTACTTTTGTAACTGTCTATTTCAAATATTCTATAGACTAGATTATTCAAGTCTCCGCTCTTAAGTCCCATTATGCTTCTACTCCTGCAGGTGCTACTTGATCTTGTGCTTCTGGCGCAATATCTTGTCCTGTGCTTTGTTCATCTTCTTGTACATCTAGGTCTTCCAAGTCAGC